TTAGATGCAGGAACCATTGGAGCTTGGGGGATTGGATGTCTTAAGGATATGTCTCGAGAGAAGAATAAATGGTTACGTGGTAGATTACATAATTGGAACCACGCATTCAGTATCATTACCTTTTTCCCAGGTGGGAACTTCCAAGTAGAAGTCATTGAGATAGTCAAGGGCAAGTGCGTGGTGTGGGGTAATGTTGTTGAAGGCTAATGCATAGAAGAGTTATTAAAGGCGTTCCTCGTTATGTGTTTGATAATGAGGCAGAGTTCAGAGAATCATTTCCTGATGCTGAGTTAGTACAGGATTGGAGAGAGGGACAGCCAAACGATTGGGTATTGACAGATGACGGAAAGGTCACACAGATACTCAGACGTAAGACAATGAAGAATACTACCATTAAGGCTATGGATGATTACTTCATTACCTTGCTTGGTCCTTGCTTTGGTTCTGGTAAGTTAGAAGGCAACCCTAAAAAAGATTACAACTCTTTTAAAAAGAGAACCAACATTGAAGAAAAGCCTTTGTCTTGGAGAGAGATTCGTTTTGTAAAGATGATAGCACACGGCGAAGTTCCTGTTCAAGCATACTTAGAATGCTTTGAAACAAATAATAAAGATACAGCATCTGTTAAATCATCTATGCTGTTGAAACAAACTAGGATAAAAGAAGAAGTGGAAAAAGAAATAGAAGAACTACTAACCGATATTGGTGTTGATAAGAAATGGACTTTGGAAAAAGCCAGAGACATTGTTGATAACCCAGATACATCTGACGCTGTCAAGCTAAGAGCCTTAGAAAACTTTATGAAGATACAAAGTATGTATCCAAAAGAAAAGAAATCAGAACAGCTTTTACTTGGTCAAGCCTTTACTGGATTTAGTAAAGATGAAATATTACAACTAAGCGGAGTAAAGAAGATTGAAAGTGGAGAACAAAAAGATTAATATAATCCCATCTGCTTCAGAACTATCTGATAGAGATGAGATATTAGCTAAAGCTTACAAGGACCTAATCTTTTTTGGGCGTGTATTCTTGCCTCAAGACTTCTTACACAAATCTGAAAGCCCTCAGTTCCACCACGACTTAGCTAAGAAACTAATCCAACATAAACCAGGAGCACGTATTTGTAATGTAATACCTCGTGGTATGGGTAAAAGTATTTTATCTAAAG